GTACTAGAACCATTTAATGTACCATCAGATGCTTTAGAAATGAATGGGTATGTTTCTAATACTGTACCTGGCGTACCAGTAATCAGACCACCAGTATCGATAACAATAACGTGCATCTCATCATTTGAACCACCAGAAGCAGTTGCTTGTGAAGATGTTCCAGGTGTTGATGTGAAATATGATTTATATGTCCAGCTATTGAACAATGTAGTGTTTGCTGAATCAAATACTTCAACTTTAATTGAATTACCTAAAGCGCCAGCATAACGTGCCGCAAATGGACCATAAGAACCAGAAGAAGATGAACTCAAATATGTTGCTTCATATGTATCTTCGTTGGCAATCTGGATATTTGTTGTTGATGTGTTTGCATCAGCATTTAATGTACCAGTACCAACAGCACGAACAACTTGTAAATTATTTCCGTAAGCTAAGAAGTTAGCGGCAGTAAAGAATGAAGTTGCTGTGTTTGAGTTTGGTTTACCAAATGTTTGTGTTAACGTGATTTCACTATCGATTAATTTAATATTGTTTGCTGGACCCCATTGGAATCTTCCAGCAAAAGCACCAGAAGTTGTAAGTGTAGAAGGTACGACTGTCGTTAAGTCTACTTCTGATACATTTACACCTGGAGAGATTTGAAATGCCATTTTATTCTCCTTGAATTATTATGATTTCTCTTGGCAGTTATACCATGGAGATATTTATGAAAGGCTGGATTTACATCCTTGAAAGCATCTTTCTTGTAAAGTTTGCGTAGGTGTCTCCACCTTCTGGTCTTTCCCATAAATCACCACCCCAAACCTCAAAGTCATGCTCTAAACCATCTTCGATTATTGGTGCTGGTAATACATCATCATCTATTTGATTCATATTTTCCAACTGAATCTGTTTACGAATGTCGTGGTTGACAATCTCTTTGAAATATTGTTGAGTAGTTAACCATGAGAACATGACCAATGTCATCACGGTATCGTCATTGGCACCTTCTTCAGCCTTAAATGTATTCTTTTGCTGAACAAAAGTTGTTAATTCTGAATAGGTGTCAAAGTCATTAATCACCAACTTGTCACCTTCAATCAAGGTTTTAAGGTTGGAACAACCAATTGCCTTGACCTGAACTGACATTTTCAGTCCCATCTGAATACCACGGGCGAAGCCAGCAGACAGTTGTTGTGGTTTCTTATTGCCAGTAAATATCTTCCATAAGTTCTCGTATTCAAAATCTGCGTGTAGTGAATCCGCTACCTGTGGATTATTATTTATCTCTACCAAAACATAGGCATCATTATAATATCTAGCGGTATTGTAAATAACTGTTGGGAATAATATAGGTGTGATTGACGAACTTTTATATGTGGCAACTTGCCTGTATGGTGTTTGTGATATATCAATCACCGAGAACGCAGAACTGTCTAGGTTCTTACCTTCTGATACGTCTACACAGATACAATACAGATGGTCTGACTTAGATTCATCTACACCTTCTTTGACTGGATGCTCATAAATCTTCAGTAAGTCATGGTTGGCAATAGGGTCTTTGTATGCTATCTGTTGTAATTTGTAACCAGAAATCAGTGTATTGGTTGAACCCAAGAATTCAGTTTCAAACTCTTGCTGGAACTGACGCAATGAAGTGTTACGAATTGTTTCTTCTTTCCACTTCTCATCACGACCTGGTACCATAGACCAGTGAATCTCAAAGTTGGTATAGTTATTCTTCTTGTTCAGTGAATCCATCCACAACTTGTAGAACAGGTTCATACCATTGGGTGTAGACACAATAATAATCTTTGTTTTTTTACCTGATGAAATTACAGGGTAAACAGAGTTAAAGAATTCTTCAGCAATGTTATTAGGAACGAAAGCGAATTCATCTAAGAATACAATGTTAAATGAACCACCTCGAATGGCAGATGATGATGTAGAGGCAGCAATAATCTTAGAACCATTCTCAAGTTCCACATTACCTTTGTTCCATGTGACAACACCTTGTTGTAGCCAGATAGGTAAGTTCTCATAAGCCAGTTGGTATTTGGCCAAAATATCTCTGGCTAATGAACCTTTGTTGGCCAATACAGCACAGTTTTGTGTTTCAGTAAAGATGGTTGCCCATAACATATAGGCCACAGTTGTAGTAGTTTTACCAACCTGACGAGGACATTTAGTGATAACAAACCTGTCTCTGGCAAACAACTCAAGCATTTTCTCCTGAAATTTCCACATCTTAAAGTTGATTAGACCTTCATCTACGTTAACAATCTTAATGTAGTTCTTAGCAAAATAGATTGGGTCTTTAGAACATTTGATGTATTCGTCAACCTGTTCTTGTGTATACTCTACCTTGACACCTGCCTTTTTAAGTAAAGGATTGTCACGGTACGCTTCACCAAATCTTAAATCACCAGTCATTCTTTACCTTTGAGAAACTTACTTAGTTCGGCTGTTGAACCTACAAAGAGAGCATTGTTGATTTTGGTATCAGCATTATTTTTCTTGCCATCCATCTCACGCATTTCTTTTTGCATCTTCAATAATCTGTCGTTTGCTTCTACCACATTCTTTAGTAATGTAGCATATACTTCAAATGCACGTGGGTGTTGACCTGCGCTGGCAATCTGACGTAATTCATCCATTGCATCTTTGCCGTTGTCAATTAAATCTTGTAGATTACTTTTGGATTGTTCATAGGCATCAACCAAATCTGTTTTCAGGTCCATACCATCTGTTGGTTCTTTTGTAACTGGTACTAAAGATTTCTTTTCCTCTTGTACAGGAGTTACATCAAAGATTTTTTCCATATTTTTGTCAAATGTATTCATATTATCTTATCTAAAATCCGTTTGTTGCTGGATTATAAAAAACTCTACCTGTAACATTGGTTGTCTTTGTTATCGTTGGTGTGGAATAATTAAATGTCATTGCATCACCACCGCCAGCTTCACCAAACTGTATTCTTATTGGATAATATACACCGGCTGTAAGAGAAATAACTCCACTTCTTTCTTGAACACCGTGTTCACCACCGTTATTTACTGTTGCATTTCCAGTTGTAAAACCAGATAATGCATTTGAACCCACCCACACATAAGAAGCATCATCACTTGCTGTAAAAAATGTATATGTTTCTGTTGTAGAAGGTAAAAAATATCCTAACCATTGACAACTAAAATTCGACCCATCATCACTACTCGCTTCAGTAATTGCAGTAGTCTGAACCGATGTTGCTGGATTTGTACCATATGTTGTCGGTGTAGCTGTTGCAAAGAAACTAGGTACATTACTAAAATAACCTGCGTATGTGGTTTTATACAAACCAGCAGTATATATGGTGGTCTCAGAAATAAATCTAACACCTGAACCAACTGTAATTCCAGATCCGACAATCATTTTGTTCTTAACTTTATCATAATTTAATATTCAATTAAGTTAATCTAACGTAAACTGTTCCATCAGACTTATAATACATTTGTCCAACAAGAACACCACCAGAACTGGCTGCAGAATCATTTGCAAATGGTCCTGGAACTTTTGCGTGAGTTGTTCCCGTCACAGTCAAATTACCAACCACGTTGGCACCATATGTGCCAAGTTTCATTACTGTATTGTTTGCATTGTAACCACCAGCAACAAACTTAGTTTCTAGTCCAGCATAAGATGATGTTGTACCGATAATTAGATTGCCGCCTGCTTGACCAATTGTACTACCTTGAACAAACAAATAACCATCATATGGTGCAACTATTTTATCTGTTGATTGTGAACCATGTAGACCCAAATCAATATAAAAATCGGTGTCTGTACCATTATCAGCAGTCACAACATAGTCAGCAGAACCTAATGGGTTGATGTTTTGTTGGTTAACTTGAACATATGTGGCAGAGTTACTAGCAAACTGAGCAATTAAGTTTGGTAATGGTGCATTACTTCTTGATGCCAAACCAGAGAATAGAATAGAATCAATAATAACTGTGTTTGCTTGTAGTGTTTGATTTACTGTTGTGTTTCCTGTGACGGATAGTGAACCAGAAATTGTACCACCAGAAGAACTCAATTTTGTGTTTGCTGCCGTGAATGCTGCATTGGCTGTTGTTCTAGCAAAGTCATCTGTAATACCGGTGTTAGCAACAGAAAATGCTGCATTAGCCTGTGCAAAAGCAGCGTTGGCGTATGAAG